CCGCCCAGGTGAACGCATGGCGAACAGGGGGGCCCCGGGCCGGTTTCGGTTCCGGCGGCGAGCCGGCGCGCCCGGCGGCGGGGGGGTGCATATGTGTATATACAGGCAGTACTCCACCTCCATCCCCATCTCTTCCCCCACGGGGTACTACTGCTGTGTTCAGTGGTTTGGTTGCGTGTGCTGTCATCATGTGGTAGTGCGGTGTTGGTCCCTGGCTGCTGGGGTTGTGCCGTCATATTCTACCTCCCTGTGACGGTCCTGCACGCGCTCCAGCGCCGGGACCACCACGCTGGTTTACAGGAGGGACTGGTGGGATGCCGCTTATTACGAATCGCAATAACCAGTATCAGTGGGTAGAAGAGGGTTCTGAGAAAGCTAATGCGTTAGCGGCGGTTGATATAGACCCGGTGAGTTTGCCCGAACCGGCGGCAGAAAAGAAAAAGGCACTTGTTGAGAAGACCGATGTTGCTAAGGGTCCGAGACCGGTGGGGCGTCCGCCGCACAGGCCGACGGATTTCACCCGCAAGATGGTGATCAGTGCGATTGGCATGGGGATTGAGCAGACTGCCATCAGCAAGTTGATGGATATAGCGCCGAAGACGTTGCGGCGGTTTTATCGCAGCGAGTTGGACACGGGAGTTGCGCGGGCGAATTTCAAGGTAGCGCGATCTTTGTATGGGCGTGCTTCTGGTGGGAAGGACACGATTGCCAGTATTTTTTGGTTGAAGGCCCGTGCTGGTTGGGAGGATCGCCAGCGGGTTCAGCATGAGGGGTTGCCCGAGAAGATCACGGTCTCATTTATGCTGGAGCCTCCTGAGAAGGAGGCCAAGATGATTGATATTACGCCTATCGAGCAGGGCGATTGATGGATATCAAGATTCCTTATACGCCTCGTCCGCAGCAGCTTGATCTGCACCGTAATAATGCACGGTTCAAGATTTGCGTCAGTCACCGACGCTGGGGGAAGAGTGTTTATGCGGTGACGGAGTTGTTGAGGCGGGCGTTGGAGATCGAGACCGAGCGCCATGACGGGCGGTTTATGTATCTTGCTCCCTACTACCGGCAGGCCAAACAGGTTGCGTGGGATTATTTATGTCATTACGCGAGCGGTCTCCCTGGCACCAGGGTTAATCAGTCGGAGCTAAGGGTTGATCTGGTCAATGGAAGCCGTATACGGCTGGCTGGAGCCGGGGATGATCCTGATGCCTTGCGTGGGATTTATCTGGATTTGGTGGTTCTGGACGAATATGCGGATATGAGCCCGCGAGTATGGTCCGAGATCATTCGCCCTGCGCTGGTGGACAGACGGGGTGGGGCGATATTCATTGGCACGCCCAAGGGCCGCAATCATTTCTGGCGGCTCTACGAGGATGTGGCTGATGATCCCGAGTGGTATCGTCAGATATACCGTGCATCCGAGACCAGTGTTCTCGATCCGATGGAACTAGCCGCTGCTCGCCGGGACATGGACCCTGACGAATACCTTCAGGAGTTCGAATGCTCGTGGACCGCCGCCATCAAGGGTTCATATTACGGAGGTGTGATCGATGACGCTGATCAGGAAGGCCGTATTTGCCGTGTCGAGTACGATCCGGCGCTGCCTGTACACGTTTCTTGGGATTTGGGCATCAGCGATTCGTGCAGTCTTTGGTTTTTTCAGGTCACTCTGGGCGAAGTTCGTATCATTGATTTTTACGAGCACAACAACGTAGGGCTAGAGCACTACGTCAAGGTCATGGAGGAGCGTGGCTACTGGTATGGCGACGACTGGCTTCCCCAGGACGCCAAGGTTCGCGAGCTTGGCACCGGGCGCACGCGCGTCGAGACGCTGATCAACATGGGGCGCAAGCCCAAGATCGTGCCCATGCGGCGCGTGTTCCGCAAGACGCCGTTGCATAACTGGGCCTCTCACGCTGCTGATTCGTTCCGTTACCTGTCGATGGCGTTCCGTCACCTAAAGCCCAAGGTGCCGGTTCCCGACCTTCTACAGGAGATGCTGCGCGAGCCCACGCTTGACGAGCGTTGGAAAATGCATGAGTTTGACGCCGCCAATCAATCAGAGCCGAGAATCTAGGTAACGCAGATGGCAATCGATTACAGCGCTCCGCTTGCCAATGACGCCGGTATGCTGGCTCGTATTTTGGTGAAAACCACCAACACCCCCCAGGACTACGCTGGAGTTGAATGGGTCGAGGAGACCGAGGAGACGATACCGCTGGCGGAATTGATGTCCCAGCAGATGCAGATGGGGACCGCTCCGGTGTCCCTTCCGTCGCTCCCCGTAGACCCGTATTCGCAGGAAGCTGCCATGATGGCACCTGGGATGGCTCCGGGAATGGCCCCTGGAATGGCACCGGGGATGCCCCCCGAAATGCCGCTGGGGATACCCGGAATGGCGGGTCCGGGGATGATGGGTCTACCGCCTCAAGGACAAGGAATGGGGTTGGGCCGGCGCGCCGCCGAACAAGTTATGAGCCAGTCTGGAGGGATGCCTGTCTAGTTTGGCTCCCTTTTGGAAGACCACTTCTCTGGCGGACATGACCTCCTCGGAGTGGGAATCTCTGTGCGATGGATGTGGCAAATGTTGCATGGTGAAGATTCGAGGCCGCGACGGTCGGATAATGCATACCGATATCCCATGTCGGATGCTGGATCACGACACCATCCGCTGTCGCAGCTACGAATTACGCAGCGAGGTGGTATCCAACTGCGTGACGCTGACGCCGCAAATCGTGCGCGAGGCGGACTGGTTGCCCGAAACATGCGCCTACCGGATGGTCGATGAAGGCCGTGATCTGGAATGGTGGCACCCGCTGGTCTCCGGTCGCGCCGATACCGTTCACCAGGCGGGGATTTCTGTGCGGGGCAACACCAGCGGCGCGAGCATAAGCAATGGCTGATCCTGAGACTGGATTTCGCAGAGACCAAGCTGGTGAGATGGCAAGGGTACTTTCGGGAGATGAATCGGGGGGGACGACGGCGTCAGAGTCTTTTTTCGTTGATTTAACTCGCGCTGAAGAGAGGTTCTTTAGTGAGGTATTTAACAATAAGTTTGATTCGCAAGAATTGCTTGAAGAGACACAAGGAGCACGGCTAGAAGGGTCGAGATTATTCTTCCGTAGCATGAATGGCTTTGATCGCTATCTTAATGATCTAAAAACTAGGTCTATGAAGCCATATGGCGAAGGAACGAGGGCTATTCCTCCAAGACTCAGGGCTAATACGTTAAATCAGTCGATCATCAGCAAAGTTAAACTTATACCTAGCGGTGGAAGAGGTGGTGGTGGGGGCGGTGGGGGTGGAGCATTCAAAATCCCGCGGTCTAAATCCAGACCATCTTTAGGATGGTGGGCTGATATTTTAGAATAAATAGGATGATGGTCAAAAGAGTTGAGTGATGGCTGACACACGACAGGAACAAGAGAAACTCTACGGCAAGGCGCTCTACTGGCAGCGTGAGATTGACCAGGCCGATGACTATGAGCGCGACTGGCGCGAGCGGGGCACTCGCGTGGTCGAGCGCTATCGTGACGAGCGCGGCACGGGCGTGGGCGCGGCTATCAATAATCGGTTTAACATTCTGTGGGCGAATACCGAGACTTTGAGGGGGGCTTTGTTCGCCCGCATGGCGCATCCCGACGTTCGGCGTCGGTTTAGCGATCCCAATCCAGCCGCAAGACAGGTCGCCATCGCTCTGGAGCGGGCGTTGCTCTACGAGATGGATGTTTACGACGCCAGTTTGCCCGTATCTGCTGCCCTGGAGGATTATTTGCTTCCAGGGCGTGGTGTCGTATGGGTGGTCTACGAGCCTGTGATCGTCAAAGAGAAAATCAAGATCAAGATCGAGGGCGTTCCTGGCGTGGACGTGGTTGCCGAGGAAGAGATCGAGCGCCTGGGCGACCAGCGGTGCCGGTTCGAGTATGTTTACTGGCAGGATTACCGCGAGAGTCCTAGCCGTAGGCCCGAAGACGCGACCTGGCGGGCGCGACGGCATCTGTTTACACGCGACGATCTCGTCGGGCGTGGTTTTAAGAACGCTTACGACATACCGCTCAACTGGATGCCGGATTCGGAAACGCCAGACAACGAGACCTACAATCGGGCGGAAATCTGGGAGATTTGGGACAAGGTTGGGCGTAAGCGGCTATTTATCGCGACCGGCTACAAGGACGTGGTTGCCGAGCAGGACGATCCCTATGGATTGGAGGGGTTCTACCCGACTCCGACCCCACTCATCGCGGTTCATACGAACAACACTTCGATCCCGGTCCCCGAATTTTCTCTCTACCAAGATCAGGCTGATGAGCTAGATCGCATCACCAGCAGAATTGCCAATCTCATCGAGGCACTCAAACGTCGGGGCGTATACGATGCGAGTGTGCCAGAACTGGCAAATCTGGCTACTGCCGGGGACAATGAGTTCATTCCCAGCGATAATTTTTCCACTCTGGCGCAGAAGGGTGGCCTCGCCGGCGTATTCCAGACCGAGGATATTACCGCGATATCCTCTGTTCTCAACGGCCTCTATACCCAACGCAATGCGGTGCTCCAGATCATCTACGAGGTGACGGGCATCTCGGACATTATTCGGGGCGGCGGAACCAAGGCATCCGAGACCGCGACCGCGCAGACGCTGAAGGCGCGATATGGTTCGATGCGCCTACGCAGACGCCAGGACGATATCCAGAGATATCTGCGTGATCTGTTCCGCATCAAGGCTGAGTTGATTGCCGAGCATTACGAGCCCGAGTTTCTTCAGAAGATGACCGGCATCGAGATTACTGAGGAGATGACCGAGATCATGCGGAGCGACAAGCTCCGCAGCTACCGTATTGACGTGGAGACCGACAGCACCGTATTCGCCGACGAGGAAGAGTTGAAGCGCACTCGTGTGGAATTTGCGAATGTCATGGGGAATTATCTCGTCCAGGCCATCGAGGCCACCAGGGCGGCACCGGAGATCACCCCGATTGCATTCGAGATACTGAAATTCGTGGCTGGGGCTTGGAAGATTGGCCGAAACTTCGAGGATGTCATCGATCAGACCGAAGCCCAGGTGATGGCGCGGCTACAGGCGGCGCAGCAACAGCCGGCGCAACCGTCGCCCGAGGAGCGTGTCCAGGAGCAGAAGATTGCCGCAGAGCTAGAGCGGGAGAAGCTCAAGCAGGAAGGCAAACTCGCGGATATCTCGTCGCGTGAGCGGATGAAGACGATGGAGGTGACCGAGGATGGTCGCGCTTCGACCGAGCGCGTTCGTTCCAAGGAAGAACTTGCAATGCTGGATGCGGAACTGAAAATTGCGGAGCAAGGGCGTTGACAACAGCGCAATATCGGCAGAACTATGGGTCCATAAAATGGATCCCCGGTCACAGGAACGACCGCTCTAATGGAAGTAGCAGTGACAAGCGTCGGCAGGGATTTGTCGTTATGAGCGACATCGAGCCATTTGTCAGCCCGCTTGATGGCAAGGTCATAGGTAGCCGCTCGGCATTGCGTGAGCATGAAAGGCGGCATAATGTCCGCCAGATTGGCAATGACTGGTCGGGAAGCACACGTCCAGACAATTGGGATGAGATCAGAAATGTCAGAGACTGAGACCAGCACCCCTGATCCGGGGCCAGCGTCAGCGCTAGTAACACTCGATGGCGTGCTAGAAAGCGCTATCGGCAACGTCAAGATAGACGGGGAGCTTGCAGACGGTGAGCCGCAGCCCACCCCGGAGCCAACGCCGCTCGCCAGCAGCGCGGAAGTCGAAGTCCAAGCAGCGGACCCATCGGACGATACCGCCGAGGGCCAGGAGGGCAGCGAGCCCGAGGACACTCCCGAAACTGACGTGGAGCCAGAACCTCAGTCGCTCGCAGCGCCGACGACATGGCCCGCTGAACAACGCGAAGCGTTCGAGCAACTGCCCGATGAGCAGAGAGATTTTATGCTCAAGCGGGAGCGCGAGCGCGATGCTGCGTTCACTCGCAAGACCACGGAACTCGCGGAGCAGCGAAAAGCCGCCGAGAGTATTACAGGGGTTCTCCAGCCGTATGAAGACCAGATGCGCTCGCAGGGCATCCAACCTGCGGAATATGTAGCGCGTCTGATGTCCTACGATACAGCGCTCAGGCAGAATCCTAAACTTGCTCTCCAGCATCTCGCCCAGCATTACGGAGTCCCGTTGGAATCTCGCGATTCGGGTGCGAATTGGGAAGAGGAGGCTTCGGCCTCGCCCGATCCGCAATTTCAGCAACTGCAACAGCAGCTTGCCCAGACGCAACAGCATGTTCAATCGTTGGAACAATCGCAGCATCAAGAGCGCTATCAGCAACTAGTGGGCCAGGTGGACAGTTTCGCGACCGAAAAAACTAAGGCCGGCGAACTGAAACATCCTCACTTCGAGCGAGTGCGCGAACGGATGGGGCGGTTGGTAAATACGGGCGAGACTAAGGATTTGGATGCCGCTTATACGATGGCGCTGCGTCTCGATGACGAGTTATACAAAGAGACGTTGGCCGCTGAACGAAAGGCGGTAACGACGAAGGAGGAGGATCGCCGCAAGTCGGCGGTCGATAGGGCGAAGCGCGCCCAACCCTCCCGATTCGCCAATCCACCCAGTGGAACGGTCAAGGAATCCGATCTCGATTCGTTATTGCGAGCCACGATTGGGAGTGCTGGGGTGGGGTAATCTGATGTTGCTCCTAGATGGGAGCCAACAATGGCTACGTCTCCAAATAGCACTTATACGGAGATTGTAACCACAACGCTTGCTGGCTACAGCAAGACGATGGCCGACAACGTGACCAACAATAATGCATTGTTGCGTCACATCGACAAGAAGGGCAATAAGACCCCGGCGACCGGTCGCACCATCGTTCAGGAGCTAGAGTACGCAGCCAATTCCACGACCAAGTGGTATTCAGGCTACGAGGTGCTCGACACTTCGACCAGCAACGTCTTCACCGCTGCCGAGTTCAATTACAAGCAGTTGGCGGGGAACGTGGTTATCTCCGGTCTTGAGCAGGTCGAGAATAGCGGCCCTGAGCAGATTTTCAATCTGCTGAAAAGCCGCATTCGGAATCTCGAGAAATCGCTCAAGAACGACATGGCTACCGCACTGTACGCGGATGGCACCGGCACTGATTCCAAGGAACTTGGCGGTCTGCAACTGATCGTTCCCGGCACCGTGGGCAACACGGTCGGTGGGATTAACAGCGGCACCTACACGTTCTGGGCGAATCAGGTCTACGACTTCTCGACCGAGAGCGTCACCGCTTCCGCCACTACGATCCAGACGGCCATGAATACATTGTGGCTGGCTTGTATCCGTGGCGCGGATCGTCCTGACGTGATCGTCGCGGACACGACTTATTTCGCGTTCTACTGGGCGTCCTTGCAGACAAACCAGCGGTTCACGAGCGATGAGTCGGCGGCGGCTGGATTTATGAACTTGATGTTCATGGATGCGCCCGTCTACTACGACGATCAGTGCCCGACGACCAAGATGTACATGCTCAACACCGACTACCTGTTTCTCAGGTATGCGGCAGGGCGTGAGTTCGTGCCGCTTGGCGAGAAGGCTTCTGTCAACCAAGATGCGCTGGTAATGCCGGTTGCGTGGGCGGGGAATATGACCGTCAGCAACCGTGCGCGCCAGGGCATCATCCAAGCGTAGGAGGAGCTAATGCCTTATACAACGCAAAGTGCCGTTGGCATTGACTTCGACGGCGGGACGGAATCGACCCCGGCCCAGGCGATTGGGACCAAGATGACGGCGAACGATGCTTCCGATTGGCTCTACATCACAGCGGGCAGCGCGATTGCCCAGTATGATGTGGTGGGCGTGACCGAGGCATATTCGGCTGTTCCGATCACCAAGGCGCTCGTTGATTCGGGCGAATTGGTGGCTATAGCCCCCGAAGCGATTACGAGCGGGGAATATGGCTGGGTCCAACTTAACGGCGTTCTCACGATGAATGTCTTGGCGAGTTGCGGTGCGGATGCGATTCTGTATTCCAGCGC